GCGCCCGCCAATTGCGACTCACAAATGAGGAGCAACCACATGGCGACCCCAGGAAGCGCAGGAAGTCAGCCAGCAGAGGCCATACACATAAGGACCCAGGAAGGGACAAGGCCCCAAGGATAGGCGCACAGGCCCGCAAATACGGGGCCCGCAAAGGAAAGGAGAAAGGATGGCCCCCTAGCGGGCGCCGCTCTTGTTTCTTGTCGGTGCTGCACGATGCCAATAAAGACGCAAAAACGTATTTGCGTCTTTACGTTTTTACGCATAGACTTGGCGCACACACACCACGGAGAACCACCATGGCAGCAAGAGTTGTGGCATTTCTTTGCGAGAAAGGGGGCGCTGGTAAGTCGACCGGCGCAACAAACCTTGCCTCTTACCTCGCCAAGCAGGGTAAGCGCGTTCTGATCGTAGACCACGACCCACAGGCCTCAGCCTCGAAGTGGTCCAGCTTTACCCACGAGAATGGCGGCCCAGGCGAAATCGCCGTCATTGTCATGAAGCAACTGCAGCGCGACCTGCGCAGCATCTCGCACGGATTCGACTACGTAATCATTGACGGCGAACCCACCACCGACAAGGTAACTGTAGACGCCATCAAGGTTAGCGAGCTCGTCATCATCCCCGTACGCCCAAGCGGCTTCGACGTATGGTCAGGCATCAACACGGCCGGCCTAATACGAGAGCGCCAAGAGCTAACCGATGGCTCGCCGAAGGCGCGAGTTCTCGTATCCCAGGCAATCGTAAACACCGTAATTGCACGCGACATCGCAAACGCCCTTGAAAGCTATCAGCTCCCGCTTATGGAGAACCGGACGCACATCCGGGTTGCGTACACAGAAGTTTCCAGCCTCGGGAAAAGCGCTTTCGACCTATCCCCGAGCGACGTTACCCGCATAGAGATGGAAAAAGTCTGTAAAGAAATTTTGGAGATCTTGGAATGACCGCAAAAAAAGGCTCTGTATCCATGCCGGCGCCGACCGAAAAACGCGCAGGCGACGTGCGCGCCACTCGCGCCCTAACCGAGCAGCCAGAGGGCCGGATCTACTTCCTCGGCCCCCTGCCGTACCAACAGGGCCTAAACGAAATCGGCAACCTGTCGCCGAGCCGCACCACCCACAAGGCTCTGCTTATGGAAGCGATGGACGATCTTTTCAAGAAGTACGCGGCAGGCAATGGCCGGCAGGAAATTCCAGACCTGCAGGAACTCGCCCGCCGCCTGGAGAACCTGGGCTGCATCGAGTAATCGCTGCAGCAGAGGAGGTGCCTGGCCGTGGCGGCAACCACGACCAGGCGAGACACAGCAAAAACCCTAGAGAGGTCACACCATGTCCACAAAGGACTATACCATGCTGCTCGCTTTGCCCCTAAGTCAGATCACAGCCCCCGCCTACCGGATGTTGGTGGACCAATACGCCGGAGAACTCGCCTCCCCATGCATCGCCGAGGGACTCAAGAAGGCCTTGGGGGGCACCGCAAAATGAGCGCCACCACACAAGCCGCAATCATCGAGGAGGCCGCCCAGGGCCTCGCCACCTGGCTCGGCGAGAACTTCGCCGGGATTTCCATGGTCGAGCATTACCTCGGCACAGCACACCCCGTAAACCCGCGCGCCGCAGAGATCGCAAGCAAGGCGGCCGAGATCATGGCGCCCGCCCTCGAGGACCTGCGCGCCGCGAACGTCGACCGAGCCCTCAAGGACCACCAGCTCGCAAGCCGCTACGCGGAATTTCGCAACCTGGCCGACTACGTCCGATCCATCCCCGAGCGCGTGCCGAAGGCCGGCAGCGCCCACGCACGCGGAGAGTTCATAGCCTGGCTGCGCCGAGAGATCGAAGCGGCGCCAATGCAGCCGCAGGGTGGCCAGCAATGAGCCGTCACTCCTCAAGCCCCGCAGAGAACGTGCTCGGCATGCTGTTTACGGCGTGCTGCATCCTCGGCCTGCTCGCCTATAGGCTCTACAAGCATCACGCCTGCCAGGGCAGCGCCAAGGCCCCAAAACACCGACACTTGCAACGCCGCGTAGGCTGAACTATCTTTTCTCCCGCCACTAAAGAGCTGCCGGACAAGCAACAAGGCGCGCCGGATCGGAATGCAGGGGATGTGGACTCGAGCCCCGCAGACTTAAACAGAGGGCGTGGGGGTTGGAAATCCCGCCAAGGTCAGGCCCTATTCCACCGACCAAGGCGAAACACCAAACAAGGCCGGCGCAAGCCGGCCTTGTCATTTCCGCCCCAAACGCAAAAAGGCCCCCACCGCCGAAGCAGTGGGGGCCTTTTCGTTTCCTGCATTGTCGCTGCCGATAGGCTGCGCTGGCCCGGACTACTTCGAGGCCGGGATGCTCGCCTCGATAACTGCCCGGTACGACTGCTGCCGACTTCCCGACTCAGTGACGCGATCAATGGACCAACTGCCTTGCATATAGCTCGGCCAGGTGCCATCGAGCGTTACCAGGCCCTCCGCCTGAAATGCCGGATTGCCCGGGGCGTCGGCGCGCAGCTTGCTCGCCTCACGCTCGAGCTGGCGCGTTCGAGCCTCCCCTGCAGACTTCGCTGCAGTTGCATCAGGGTGCCGCTGGCGCAGCTTTTCAAACGGCTCGGTGCCGGTCTCGACAATCATCTCCTGGCCGGCCTGGCCATCCCACCAGACAGTTTTGACGCCCTTGAACCTGACCCGCGCCTCCTCGTCTAGCGTGGCATTGATGAAAGCCTGATCGCCCGGGCGATTGTTGGTCGTCACGCTCAACGTAACCGGGGCGATGGTCTTGCCCGACAGCGACTTGACCTGGCCACGGCGGGCCAGGACATAAAGGTCGTTGACCGGCTTAGCGACAGCATCGTACTGGCGGGCGATGCGCGTGAGAAACGCCATGTCCGTTTCATTCGACTGATCGAGATGCTCAACCACCAGGCCATCAAGCTCAGGCGCCACCCTGGGCGAAAATCCGTGTTTGCCGGTCAGCTCTCGAAAGATCGCCCCCAGGGTCGTCGGACCGAAGCTCGCCGAGTGCCTGGCCTTGAATTCGGTCTCGTCAGCCACCTTAAACGGCGCCGCCGTGGCCACGATCAGCAGGCGAGGCGGGAACAAGTTCGGCTTGCGACTGGTGACGATGTACTCGCCGCGATCGACGAGACCGGACTCCTCATAGCCGACCCGGATGCCGATCGTGCCACCGAAGCTCGGCAGGCCGTCGAGACCCTCCATGTTGACCGTCAGGTGCAGCCGATCAGACTCAATCCCTGCAGCGTCGATGCGCTCCCAGTCGATCAGCCGCGCATTGATCAGATCGGCGTTAGAGCCGTACACCTCAACCGCCGGCGTAAATCCCAAGCTCATAGATACCCCCTCAATCCCACACCGAAACAGCCGCAGCAGCGGCAGGCTTTGCATCAAGCTCGGGCATGACCACCTGCAGGCCGCCCGGCAGTCTCGGCCCATACTCAGCCAGGCCAGGATTGAGCGCCCACAGCGCCTCCTCGGCCGCATCATCGGAACGCCCGAGCGTCCGATAAAGCAGGGTATTCACCGTGTCACCCGAGACCGCCCGAACCCTACGCATTGACGAATTCCTTCAGCTCGATGCTCCAATCGATCAACATTGCCGTGCCGTCGTCGATCACGTAGCTCTGATTTTCCTGCACCCGGTCAATCCGCCACCGGCCCCAGTTGACCCCAACGCCATCAACGAGCACGTAAGGCGTGCGCGCATCCTGCAGCGCCCGGAGCTCGTCAAGCTTGGTCATGCCGGCACCCCGGGCAGCCTTGCCCGAGATACGCAGCGCTTGCAGCCCCTGGCCGGTTTGATGCGACTTCGGCTTGCTCGAAATGATGTCGACATCGACCCACCCGCCATCCGACGAGCGCTCAAGGCGCTCGTACGGAAAGCCGGTAGACAGGCCGAACACAAAGCCCCCAAGGGCCATCTGCTGCCTCATCCCGATACCCCGTCAGTCAGCATCGCGCCGGCGCGAATGCCCAGCGGGTTAAACATGCTCGCCATTTTCGCCTGCAGCTCCTGCATGACCTTGTCGACCAAGGCCTTAGCCGAGGCCTGATCTTGGCCGTTGATGATGATTTGAATCGGTGGCATCGAAGGCGCCGCCGGCGCGGCAGACGCAGCGGCAGCCGAAGCCGCGCCGACAACCTGCTGCTTCACCTCGGCCGGAAGACCGAGGCGCGCTGGCGCCTCGAGGGCGCTTTTGGTCAGGCGGCCCGCCAACTGATCAGGCGCGGAGCCCCCAAGGATCTCGCGCTCGATGCCCTTGGCGTCCGCCGTACCCTGGGCGACGGCTTCGGCCCGAGTCTTCGGATCTCCCGGGTTCGTCTTGGCCGACAAGCCCTCGAGGGGCGCGTCGAGCTGGGGCGACGAGAGATCGAGCGGAACCTGCGCCTTAGCGCGGCCGCGCTGTATGGCCTCCTCCCGCTGCGCATCGGTAAGATTTGCCCCAGGGGCAGCACCTGCAGCAGCAAGCGCGCCAGGCGCCGACACAGGCGGCCCCTCGGCCGACTTCTGATCAGCCTTCGGATCGCCCTGGAACATTCCGAAGACTTTCCCGCCCAGCCACGAACCCGCGTCGCTCCCGAAGAACCCGCCCAGGGCGGCGCCAATGGCGCCACCGATTGCAGTGCCAACGACAGGGACAACGGAACCAATCGCAGCCCCAAGCGCGCCACCAGCCGAGGCGCCCGCAAGAGCGCCACCGGCACCGCCCAGGCCCGAGCCGACCTGCTTGGCATCGCCCGAGGCGATCCCGTTCACGACCTCAACGCCAGAGGCGAGGGCAGCGACCGGAGCAGCAAATCGGCCCGCCAAGCGAACCGCGCCGCCGGCGAGAGATTTCGCGGTAGCCAGGCCCCCGCGCAGAGATCGCCGCGCAAGACGCGCCCTGGCCCCTGGGCGACGCTTCTTGCCAGCACCCCCGCCAGATCCACCGCCGCCGCCCAAGTCGTCTAGAGCGCCGTTAAGGCGGCCCAGGGCGCCCGCTGCCGAGTTGGCCGTCTGCGCCGTGGTGGCGTCGAGCTTGGCTTTGGCCAGCCCGGCGCGGTTAAACGCCTGGCCCAACAGCAGGCCCACGAATTTCATACCCAGGGCGCCCACCTTGAGCGATACCAATCCCGCCGCCGCGACGGCAAGAGTGCCGGTAACGCCCGGGAAGGTCTCGGCAGCCCAGCTAAACCCGTCCACGAGCGCGCCCAGGGGCACTAGAACAGCGTTGAGCGCCGGAAGCATGGCATTACCCACCACCGTGCCCAAACGCGTCAGGCGCGCCGTAAACGCGTTCCAGCCGGTGGCCGAGGTGTTGGCCACCCCGGCCGCTTCCTGCATCATCGAGCCCATGTCGCCGAGCTTCGAGGTTGCATATTTCGACTTGTCCCCGACCATGCCAAAGGCCTGCTCGAGGGGCTCGAGGTTTTCAAGCAGCGGCTGGATTGCACCAATCGACTCGGAGCCGAAAAGGTTCGTGGCAATAGCCGCCTGCTCCTCTCGAGGCTGATCGCGGATAGCCTTGAGCACATCGAGGATCGTCGCCGGCGCATTGGTCTGCATGTCCGCCGCGAGCTGCTCAGGATCGAACCCAAGCTCCTTCCACTGTTTTTTCTCCCCCTTGGTCGCCGACTTGCCCGCCACCAGGGCGCTCGTGAAGTTCTTGAAGCCGGTACCGGCGATCTCCTTCTCGGTGCCCGGGTTGAGCAACGCCGCCGACAGCGCTGCAGTCTGCTCAGGCGACAGCCCTGAGGCCGAGCCCACGGCGCCGAAGCGCTTTACCACCGACGCAATATCGGCGGCCTTGGCGTTGAAGTTGTTGCCGAGGTAGTTGACCGAGTCGGCCAGGTCGAGGGTTTGCCCGCGATTCAGCTTCATCGAGGCTTGCCAGCCCGCCATGGTTTCGCCGGCGGTCTGCGCATCGATGTCGAAGGCCGAGCCCATGATCGCCGCATCGCGGGTGAACTCCATAACCCGGGCCTGCTTGCCCTCGGCGGTCTTTTCCTTGTTACCAATGCCCGACTGGCCGGCCGCGTACTCAATCTTTGCCAGATCAACGGCCGTCATCCCCGAGGAGGCGATCAGCCGGTCACTGGCCATGCGCAGGTTGGCGGCCGCCATTTCCTTGCGCTGATCACCCTCGAAGTTGATCACCTTGCCCACGTCGGCCATGGCCGTTTCAAGCTCCATAGCCTGCTTAATCGGCCGACTGGCCAGATAGCCCACCGCCGCCGTCTCGGCCACCTGGCCCCGCAGGTCGGCCCGCGCCGCCTTATTCGCGTCCACGCGTTTCTGCGCGTTGCTGACAGCGTCCAGCCTGGCCCGCTGCGCTGACAGCGCGGTATTGACCGATTCCGCGGCCGTTTTGAGGCGGGCCTGCTCGCTGGCCAGCTTGGTCGTATCTACCCCGGCCTTGTTCAAGGCCGAATCCAGCCGCGCGACCTCATCTTTCTCGCGGCGCATGCTGCGCTCGAGCGAACCGACTCCGGCGGCAGCCTTGTCCTGCTGCGTGTCCAGCTTGCGCAGGGAGGCGGTCACGCCATCGAGCTCGCGGCCCAAACGGTTCTGCTCAGATCGAGCCGCAGTTACCTGCGCCTTGGTGGCAGAGGTCGAAGCCTCGAGCGCCTTGGTGGCCGCAACAGCCTTGCCATATGCCGAGGACAGGTCGTTGGCCTTGGCCGTCGCCTGCGCGTGCTCACGCGTCACCCGCGCCTGCTCCTCGCGGGCCTTCTGCAGCGCCTCCTCGGTTTTCTTGAGGTTGTCCTGCAGCTTGACCAGGCCGGCCATGTCCTTAGCCTGGGCATTGAGCTTGCGCAATTCGGCCTGCTGCCCCTTGATAGCAGCCTCGACGCCTTTCGACTTCTTGCCGAAGTCCCCGAACGTGGCCGAGAACGCGTCAATGGCCGCCAGGCGCAGCGAATATTTACCCTCTGCAGCCACGGCCCTACTCCTTTTTCAGCCCCAGGCGGGCGACGGCAATCTCATACCGGCGCAACGCCTTGTCGGCAGACCATTCCAGAATTTCCGCCTCGGGCACGCTGTACACGAGGGGCACGACATCGAGGATTACGTCGATGTCTCGCTCACAAAAAAGGCCGCCGGTTTGTTCAAAAAATTGCCCACCAGCACCTGCAGGCGGTTCCAGTCAGGCAAGGACAGCAGAAGCACGTCGGGCAGCATCAAGCCGGTGCAATGCGCGGTGATGAACCGGGCGCGCTCACGCTCGGTTTTTTGCTTCTTCATGGCCTTAGTTGCACGCAGCTCAGGCAGGCGCATGGTCACGCTCGAAACGACCTCGCCGGTACCCAGGCGGATCGGAACCAGCAGGTCAACGACATAGCCATCAGCACCGACCTCGTCGATTTCGGCGCCCTCGCTATCGCGGAATTTCAGCTCCAGCAGATCGGCGCTGGTGCTCCACACGTATTTATTCAGCCACTCGCTAACGCTCACGTAGTCCGGACGCTTGAGCGACTCGACAACCTTCGCCGGCAGGCCGGTGGCCAACTGCGCAAGGGCCTCATAGCGGTCATCCTCGTCGGTGCCAGCCTTGGCCAGCGCCTCGGCGTGCTCGCCGTGACTGAAGGCGCGGAAAACCACCTCCTCGATCAGGTTCTCGTCTTCGCCATAAATCGGGCAAAGCAGGGTGTGTACAGGCGGTTTCCAAGTCATGAAACAGATTCCTTACGGACATAAAAAAGCCGCCCAGGCAGGCGGCTATTGGCAGAAGCTACGGATCAGGCGAGGCCAACGGCGCGCCGTGCGTCGCCGATGATGTCCTCGCCGTTGATGATGAATTTCTGAGTGCGCAAATCGATGTCGAAGGCGATAAAACCGTCCTCGTTGCGGGTGTAAGTCCGGATCGCGATCTCAAGCTCGGTGACAGGCTTATCGCCCATTTTGATCGTCTTTTCCTTGAGCGACTTAAATTTGCCGCCCACGGTGTGATAGGTGTACCAGACGTTATCGTCCTGATCCTTGCCCGACTCGCGGACCTGCAACAGGATGTCGGTCACGCCGCCCAGGGCGCTCATGACCGGGGCGCCGGTGCCTTGCACGGACAGCTTGGCGGTCAATACTTTTGCGCCCTTGGCCATCTCCTCCGGAGCGAAGCGACCACCGCGCATCTCCTCCATGTCCAGCTCTACAGACGGCGGATCAAAGTCCTCGATGGTCAGCGACAGAGGCAGGCCGTTCAGGGTGCCGGCAATCGCCTGGCGGATACGGTTTGTATACATTTAGAGCACGTCCTCGAGGAAGTCTTCGATGATTTGGTCGCTTGCGTTGAGCACGTAGACCATGTGCTCGTTGGGCGCGTAACGGCCGTAATCGATCACGATGTACCAGGTGCCGTTTTTGTAGTTTTCAACCGAGTTGAGCTCGGGATGCAGGTAGACGCTGCCGCCCGGGATGGTCTCGTCAGCCACCAGCGTCTGCAGCCAGTCATTGACGCGCTTGACCTCCTGCTCCATGAACGACTTGGTCAGGTTTTTGGCCATGACCTTTTGCCCGGACTTGGCCAGCTTTCGCGTGACAGCGTCAGACAACCCCACGTAGCTGATGAACTTGCCAGTCACGGAGCGGTTGCCGAGCAGCGAAATGCCGCCCAGGGTCGTCGCAGCGTAATAGCAGATGCCGTAGCGGTTGAGCAGGTCGCCCTCGGTGCTGCTGTCGAGGATGTTGTATTCGACAGTGCGCGACACATCCAGGGCGTTCGTGACCTGATTGCCTGGGCTTTCCCACTGCTTGACGGACGCCAGCGCCGCGATGGCCAATGCCGACGGCGGCAGGAAGACATTGGCCTTTGCCGCCTTGGAGTAGACCGACGTCATTTGGTGAACCAGCAAGCAGCGGTCGAAGCCCAGCGACTCGCCGCCCAGGGTGCCGCTGTAAGTGGTCTGCGCATCGACGGTGCCATCCTGGCCGTCCAGCACCACACGAGCGCGGATCGACTTGCCCAGCGATGCAAACTCAGTGGCCATAGCCTTGGTCGCAGTAAAGCCTGGCGCGCCAATGATGGTCAGATCTTCCTTTGCCAGGCGCAGGGCCTCGAGGCCCTTCTTTTGCCCGGACTCGACATCAACACCACCGATCACGTTATTGATCGTGTCGGCGTCAGTAGCGCCCTCCCCGACCACCACCACGTAAATCGGCACCTTCACCACCAGAAGAATCTGGCGCACCACCTCATACAGCGAGCCCTCAGCGGTGCCCACGGTATCCAAGAGCGCGAGCAGGGTCGTACTGTTGATGCGGAACGGGTAATTCAGCGGCACGCTCGAGGCGCGGTTCGGCGCAGTGCCGACCAGGCCGATAACGTTGTCGCCAATCGCGCCCATCGAGTCCGGCGATTCGGTCTCGTTGATGCTGATGCCGTTGTGCTCGAAATTTTCTACCTCAGCCATTTACTCGGCGTCCTTTGCAGCGACCTTTGCGGCCTTGGTTGTGGTGGCAGCAGTTGCTGCAGCGGCGGCCTCGGCCTCGATTTCAGAGGTCAGCTTGATGCGGCCGGCCTGGCGCAGGGCGCGGGCCTCGACATCCAGCAGATCCAGCTTTTCGCCTTTAACGGCGTAGTGGCCACCGGCTTTCGGGAAGCCGATAAGCACGGTGTAATTCAGTCGCGACATGCTTTCTCCGGGCACAAAAAAAGCCGCGCTTGGCGGCCTCTCTGTGCAAAGGGGATTGGAATTTTCAGATGGATTTGAAGGGATTGATCTTGGTCGTCATGCCCTTGGCGGGCTCGTCGGCCGGGTACTGCTCGGGCTTGATCTTGAAGCCAAAGCGAATGACGAACGCCCGGGTAGCGCTCCACTCGTGGACCAGATAGAAGCCATACCAGCGGCGGCGGCCCTTGCTCGCGGTCACGAACTGCCAACCGCCCTTGCCGGGGCTATCCTCGACCACCGCGTCACCGCGATAGCTGATCTCGCATTCACTGACCGGGCAGGAATACAGCGACAGAAGCCGCATGTTGTTGACCGGGTTTCGGATGGCGGCCCACCAGTACATAGCCAAGTAACTGTCAGCGCCGAGCTGGGCGAGCGGAACGCCGAGACGGCGTAGCAGCGGGCGCAGCCCGAACAATACCGAGGCGTCGCAGTTTTCCGCCCACCACAAGCGCTTATCGCCGAGCAGCCCGTCGAAGTCGTTGCCGAACAGGTGCGCCCAACGAGGCAGGTTGACGATGGCGCGACCGTCGCTCAGCGAAACACCAGGTACACGGAAGGGAATCGCAATGGCCACCACGACCAGGCCGAGAACATCCGTCAGCAAATTGCTGACAAGCAGGAACAGCCACTGCAGCGGGACCAACAACAGATTTAAAGCCATCTAGGGGTTTTCCTTGCGCTAGAAACGACAAAGCCCCCGAGTCGGGGGCCTTGCATGGGTTTTGATTTATCGTTGCGCCTGCGCGCTGCTACGCGGCCAGGGCGGCCGGCAACCAGTCAGGGCCGCCCGGGCGCGTCGCAGGAAAGTCTGCCGACTCCGGCCAGTCACGCAGCGCCTGGCGGTAGGCCTGCAAAACGGCATACTGCTCGGCGCTCAGGCCGGTATCGAACCCGCCCTCCTCCTGATCGCGGTGTCGCAGCACCATGGCGTCGGTGTCGCTCAGCGCCTTATCGCGCCACTCGCGTTCGGCGGTGGCCTTTTCTTCGGCCAAAACCGCGTTGTCGATGATGAACATTACGTATCCCCCTCGGCGCTGTAGTCCGGCACCGGTGCCGGCACCGGCGCGGCCGGCTGGCTGGTATCAGGCGCCACAATCTCGGCTTGAGGCATGCCAACGCCGACAGGGTCGCCCATAGCCGCAACATCGAGCTTCCAGGCAGAACGGGTGCTGCGATCCTCAGGTATCGCCGACGAATCAATGACCCAAAAACTAACGCCCTCGGGCACGCTGCGCCGGCCGATTTCGTACAGCGTGACCTGATCAGTCACCGGCCACACAATGCAGGCCGGCCCGTCCTCCGGCTGAAAAACAATAATGTTCATTATTTAATTCCCAAAGAGTACAAAGTTATTCCACGTCCGGTCAGATTTACGCGCCGTCAAACCGTCGTTGATGATGTATGTCAGCAGTCGCACATAGGTAGTTGCGCGAGCGGCGCCGGTGTATTCCATGATCGAGTTGACCAATACTTCAGAACCGGTATTTGAACCACCACCAACTACCGAGTAGTTCGTATCAGCCAATGGCGTAATGAGGTTGAAAGTGAAATCACCGGTACCGTTGTCGACAATGCTCAAGATATTAAACGAGCCGTAGATCACCGGCGTCGTAGCAACGCCGTTCCAGCTCGCCCAAGCCTTCGCCTGAGTAGTTTTGACGTTCCCAAGGTAGTTGGAAAGCCAACCACCCCACATGCTGCCGTAAATATTACCGTCCGTCGATAGAACTCCGGTCCCATTACCCGCGTACACGTACCCAAGGGCGTTAACATTGCCGTTAAAAGTGGCCTGCTTATTTACAAGATCAATCTGGATCGGATAGTCCGTAACACCATTACTGGCCGTATAGTGGAACATTCGCCATGTTGCATTATACAAGTCAGCATATACGGCTCGACTGGGCGCACTCCAAACAATTTCCGGCGTATCCTCAGAAGCGTTCGACAAAACAAGCTGGCCGTTAACCGTGACTTTTTCCGTAAACGTCGGGGCATTAATCGGAGCCTTTACAGACAGTGCCGTTTTCAACTTCTTCGGCGTAACTGCCGTGGCATCGTCCGTGCCGTCCGCAACCTGCTGCGCCGTGGCGATCTTGAGCCAACCGAAAACCGTCTCCGTCGCCTGGCCGATCTTTTTCGCAATGGCCTGAAACACCCGCAACGCGGTCATGGGCGCGGCGTTGTCCGTCCCGGCTTCAGCCTGATCCTGGGTAGCCAGGGTGATCCCTAAACCGTCCAGAGTCGTCGGGTTCGTACCCGCCGTGACCCGCCCGCGCTTGTCGACCGTGACGCGGCTGTAAGTGCCCACGCTCACGCCAGTCGGGCCGCTCACCGCCTCGAATTTCAACGCCGTAGTGCCGAGAACGATCGGAGCATCCGTGGTCAATTGCCAGATGCTATCGCCGTTGGCCGTGCCCTCCTCGACCGGCACCCACATACCCGGCGTCACTTCGGCACTGATGTCCGCAGAAGCCGCCCGGGTCCAGGCGCCATTGGCCACCGTATACAGGCCGTTATCCTTGCCGGCGGCCTGATCCTTGACGAGCACCAGATCACCAGCCACCAGCGCAACGCCGTCGACTGTCTGCGCGCCGCTCAGGGTAATTGCCGCGGTAGTGGCCGCCCGTACCGATTGCTTAGCGTCGAGCTTGGCCAGCTCGGCCGCCACGTAATCAGTCACCCATGCCCGCGTCGCCTTTACGATGGTGCTGTCGACAACCAGCGTCACGCTTGAGGCGTTGCTCGTTTGAAAGATCGAGCGCAGGTAAAACTCTTTGCCCGACCCCGAGGTCGCCTGCACCGGCTTATAGGACTCTGGCACCTTGACGATGGCATAGAGAATGCCGGTATCCGTCCAGATGCCAGCCTCGCGCACGTACCAGCCACCAACGTCATCGGGGATGCTCACCTCAGCAACCAGCCACGACGAGTTGCTCGAGTCCTGCAGCAGCGAGTTGATGTCGCCGCGCCACACCTCGCGCTTGAGCGCCTTGGCCGTTGCATCGGGGTTGTAGACAGCGCCGTTGCCATCACCAATCGACATCTGCGACAGCTTGATAGGCGCCCCGCTGGCCTTGCACGCCGTCTCGTAGGCGATGCCGGCCGTGGTCAACAGGGTGTAATAGTCGGCCATTAAGCCTCCATGGGGTAAATAGTGGTCGTCTCGGTGCTGAATGTGCCGGCCGCGAGGTATTCCGCCGACGCGACCTCAACGCCCTCGAGCACCAACGGGTAAACCGTGGCGATCTCGGCGCAGAACGTCGCCGCTCCGATGTAGTGGGTCCCCGTGGCCCGCAGGCCGATAGACACGAGCATCGTGTCGCGCTCGCTCTTGGCGGCCGCGAGGCGCTTGTCGAGGCGGTCGTCCATCTCGGAGCTGTAAGGACCCTCAGAAAAGGCCCGCACAAGGAAGCTGTAAGGCTCGCCACGGGGCGCTTGCTCGTACCAAGGCGTTACCTCGGGAACGAGCTGCAAACCCGTGACAGCGAGCTCCAGGGCTCGCCGCGTGCCCGCTAACCGCTTAGTCGGCCAGGCCCCCTCTACCGTCGCCCGCTTTTCCGCCTCGGTAGCGTCCGAATTCCACTCGGAAACCCCGCGATCAGCAGCGAGGTATGGCAAGAAACTCTCCGGCGTTTCCGCCGGCGTCATGAGCTCAGGGAAAGGCGGGGCGATTTCGCTAAGCAGCTTCGCAAAGACCAGCTCGAGCCCCTCCTCGAGGCGCGAGCGGTTGACCGGCTGGATACTCTGCCGCGTCGCATCGAGGTCGCTCATAGCGTCTTGACCTCAACCGATACCCCCGTGCAATACGGGGCCTGAAAGTCGGTGCACACCACGGAATCAAGCGGCCCGAGCACCTCGAGCTGCACAGCGCCTGCTTTATGCAAGGTGTAATCGATCCATGAGCCGTCTACGCGGCCGCCCAGGACGTGACAGGTATCCGCATACGCCTGCAGGGCCTCCTCGGCCGTGGCCTTGGTCAAGGCCGTGTCAGGCCCGGCATTGATCCACACCGTGGCCTGAATCTGGTACGAGATGATCTCGGCCGCCACTACCGTGACTTCGTCCGTTTCCGGCTTCACGTCATCCCGCGCAAAGTGCGACCGGACGGCTCCGAGGAGCTCCTCGCTCGGCGTACCGTCGCCAGTCCGGGAAAGCACCGTGCATTGCACCGTGCCCGGGCCAGTGCGCCGGGTGTTGCTGTCCTTTACCTGCTTGGCATAGCTGTCATCGGCAAACGTATAGGTCACGGTGACAACGCCGGCGGCCGTTGCGTCGACGCTGATCGTCGGTCGCTCGCCCAGGGTCAGGCCCTCGTGCCGGTACTGCATCCGCGAGCCAGCGGCCGGTGCGTGCGGCGCCAGGTAGTAGCGCAGCCTGGCGTCGTCGTCGGCCTCGTAGGTAGGATCAACCGGCGGGTAAGCGTTAGGGTCGCCCTCGTCCAGCACCTGCCGCTCAAGGCCCATATCCGCGAGCCTGGCGTCGAGATTCGTCGACGTGGCCCACCAGGCCAGCATTTGCTTTGCCCGCTCGTTGTATTTGCGCGCATGGGTCTGCAGCAGCAGGGTTACCGCCTGCAGGAACAGGGTCAGCAGCTCGCTGTCGTTCTCGAGGGCAACTGTCAGCCTCGCGGCCTTCTCTGCAGAGCGCTCCGCGACGTACTCGATCACCATTGCCTTATACGTCGCGAGCAGATCCTCGAAGGCCTCAACCTTCACGATCTCCGGGTCTGCCAACTGGTTTTGCCCAGGGATCAGCATGCTCACATTGCCACCTCAAAAGTCATTTTCCGGTTATGCCAGGTCCCCGACATGCCGAGCTTTAGGCCCGCACCTTTGCGCTCGGCGAGTACCGTGTCAGGCTCGAAGTCGTCGATCCCGTTGGCCGGGTTGTAGAAAGCGGCCACCGCTGCCGACTGGGCGAGCAACAGCAAGTCGTCGCCCATGTTCTTTCCCAGCAGATCCGTTAGATCGATACCGTAATCGGGGCGTTTCTGGCGCGTGCCTTTGGGCGTGGTAAGTGCCCGCGTGGCGCGCTGGACGAACTGATCCCAGTCGTCGACCGTCTCGCCCGTCTCTCTGTCGATTCCGATCATGAAAAACCCTATTCGCCGCTGATGATTTGCCCCTCGCGATCAACCAGCGGCCCGGTGAAATGCGCGCCCTCGGCGTCGATCATGAGGCCCACGTCGCCGAGGTAGATCTCGATTGACTCCAGGCCGGCGCGCACGCCACCAGTGCCGATCTTGAGCTCTACCGCCTCGTTGGTTGCCTCAAGCGATACCTGGCCGTTCAGCCATCCCAAGGCATGCTTGGCGTGGTCGTAGCTGCTGGCCGCCCCGTCCTTGTAAACCCGCTTGGTTACCTCGGCTTTCGTCGAGGCCATGGGGTAGAGCGTGGTGGGCAGCCCGAACAGGGCCACATACAGCGTCCCGTTCTCGCCGGCGCCGAAATTCAGCAGGACACACTGCTCGCCTATCGACGGGTGCCGCGCTTCGCTCTGCTCGCCCGCGCTGGGGTGCATGTAGCGAATTTGCGGCGTCCTCAGTTCGCCGTGCTCGACGACACAGAGGCCCGTCTCCGGCTCAACCGACTTGCACACCCCAACACGGATCATGCTGTCAGTGCGCCGCTGCAGGTCCTCGACGTGCCGCTCAAGCTCCATTAGCCGATCCATGAACGGGCCAAGCAAAAGACCGAACATAATCAAGGCTCCAATGGGGTGTACTGCGTGGGGTCGTCGATGTTGCTGACCTCCCAGGTACGGGCAAACAGCGGCATCCCGGTAATAACCGGGTCCTCCTCGAGGAGCGACGGGCCGAGGTAGATGGTCTGCCAAAAACTGGCGGCCCAGGCCTCGTACCCGCCCTTGCCCTCCGAGTACATGCTCGGGCCGGTCGTGATCTCCTCCGGGGGCAGGCATTGACGCCCAGGAAGCCCCCAGCGGTTGTCGTCGGCCAGGTTCTGCAGCTCAGCGGCCAGGTTGCCCGCCTCGAGGTTCGCATTCTCCCGCCAGCGGCCCACAACCGCGTGCAGCGTCACCCGAACCCGGTGGCCTTTACGGCCTTCGGCGGAGCGAACCACCTGGCGGCTACCCTCAAGCTCGATCAGGATCGTGCCGTCGCCGACCTCCTGCTCGAAATTGAAATCGTTGTAGTTGCCGACCTTCAGCCCCCAGCCCTGGGCGAGGATTGCGTCACCAACTGCAAAAAACAGGTCAGAGAGTCTATCCAGCCTTCGCGAGGACATTTTTGGCCTCCTCCTCAAACAGCTCGACGAACCGCTGCTGTGCGCGCTTTTCCCAGCGCTCGAGCACGTTCATTGCCGGGCCTTCCCAATCTTCCTTGACGGTCTTGATCGGCATTCGCTCCCGACCCTTGCGGATGAAAACCAGCTCCTTGCCGTTCTTGCCGCGACCGATGAATGCGTCGTCGTATTGCCGGTGGGCAACCTCGACGCCGCCGGCGTTCTTGACCGGCTTGCCCAGGTAGTGAACGAGGATCGGCTCCAGGCCTACCCACACCTTGATTTCACTACCCTTGGCCCGGGTGTACAGGTTGTAACGGTGCCGCACCGGGCTCTGCGTGATGCGCAGCTCTTTCGCGATCTCTCGCGTGCTGTGCGTTCGCAGCCACTGCGCCGTGCGGCGCAGCGCCCGGGCCGCCGCGAGATCTAAGTCGCGCTGCAGCCTGCTAAGGATCTCGGGGACCCTCGACAGGCCGTCACCGACTTGGAGCTCGAGCCGGAAGCCATCCATTGCCTACCTCTTGCGAACGAGCCTGGCGATCACCGTAGGGAATCAGCGTCAGCAACGAGCGCAGACCCCCGTGCGGTGCAACGCGAGTAATCGAAAACACGGCGTCAGCGTCCACAACGCGACAGCTCGACCAATCGGCCGGAACGTCCTCGTTCGGTAGCTGCAGCACCTGCTGGGCGACCCGCATCTCAACCTGCGCCGCGCCCTGGGGATTCCCGGGGCGCTGCAGGCGGCCGAAGGCAGCAGGATCACCCCACATGCCCAAGACCTTTTTGGACACGCCGACAGCGTCGACAATCAGCACCTCGTACCCGAACTCCTCCGGGTCGAAAAAGTCCCGCAGGTCGTCGGCGCCGATCATGCAGAAGCCTTTGCGGCCTTCTTGGCCGCCGTGTCAGCCGCTTTCTGCAGTAGCTCGTTCTCGGCCTTGACTTGGGCTAGCTCGGTACCGAGCTCGGCCACTTCCTTGCTCAGGCCGTCTCGCTCTTGAGCCAGGGACTGAACTTGCGTCTGCAGCTCGAGCTTTTCCGTCGCCAGCGTGGCGAGTTGGGTTTGCGCAACAGCGAGGGCTGCAGTCGCTTCGCTTGCATCAGGTGGCACCTCCTCGGGTGGGTCTTCGCCGCGAAATGTCGCGACCTCGATGGCGGTGGCGTCGCGGGCCACTTGAGCCGAAATCAGCGTGTTTCGCTCGGCCCGAGTGACCTCGAGCACGGTTCCGACCGCTACGGGGCTTTCAACGCCTGCGCGCCAAAACTCGTGCAGCACAACAATCACGTAGCCGATGGCCAGTGTCAGATTGCTCATTCCGGTTCTCTGAATTGCTGGAATAAAAAAGGGGGCCGAAGCCCCCGCCTACCCGCTACGGGTTAAGCCGCCTTTTTCTTGCTCAGGCTGAAGCTCGACAGGTTGCGGAAACCGGCGTCCACGTCTTGGAACACGCGAACGACCAGGCCATCGCTGTCGGCCATCGCGAACGGGTCAGGCTTGAGATCCAGAGCACCCCACATCGCGATCATGGCTTGCGACCAGTCGCCATAAGCCCAGATGCCCGCCTCGACCTGATTGGACGCCAGCGCCGTAGCGCCGTTGACCTCGTTGGAGCGCCAGATCTTGGTGCTGTCGGCGCCGTCCGGGTCTTCCTTGGTCTTCTTGGCATAGCCGCGCTCGGAAACGCTGGTGAGATACTTCAGCGCGCCCACGTCGGCATTGAAGGTCGCGACCTTCGTTTCCATGTCGACCAGGTCGCCAAAGGTGATGCCACTTGCCGCGTACTCGAGAGCTGGCACGCCGGTCTGATTGAACAGGCCCAGCGGCTGCGAATCGGCACCGGTGCCGTACAGCATCGCCTTGTCGATGGCGACCGCAATGCCGTTGATGAGATCCGAGATGATCAACTGCTCGACGCTCATTGCCGCCTGCAGGCGCAGCTTGCGCGACATCGGGATCGCACCGGCGATGGTCTTGGGCTTCAGGTTCAGCGTGGTCAGGTCCATTTTGGACAGCGGCACCGAAGCGTTTTCGGCGATCCACGAGAAGTTAGCGCCGGCCACTTTTTTCGGGATATCGACATCACCCTGCAGGCCGCCCAGGATGCGGGCGCCCAGGGCACCCATCACCATCTTGTTGCGCACCATATCGACGAACTGATCGACGCGCAGGTCGGTGGCAACCAGCTCCGCGCCGGCGCCGGCGACATTCATCATGCCGTCGCGCATGGCTCGAGCGGCCAGCAGGTCATGCGGCACGTAAATACCGCGGGCTTTCTTGCCCATGGCGTCCGCAATCGCGATGGAGACCTCGCGCTCGAGGCCGGCCTCCTTCCAATCGCCGTTGGCCGAAGCGTTCAAGGCGCGAAGCAGCGAATAACTCGCCTGCTCCTTGTTGCTCAGGCCCAGGCCACGGGCAGAAACGTCGAGCTTGAAGCTCGGCAGGTCGCTGCTGCGCTGGTGCTCGGCCGGCGCCGGGGAGGTAGGCGCCGGATTGATGCCATCGAGAATTTTGATGCGCACTTGATCGACGCTCCAGCCCTCTGCGAAGGCCTGGCCCATCAGGCCCATTTGATTGTGACGCTGGCAGAGCGCCAGGATGTCAGCAGAACGCTGGTTCGCAGCGGCCTCGACTGCAGCAGTGTCGGGAGCGCCGGGGTTAGCAGGTACAGGCATTTCAGTTCCTCGAACAGGGATGCTCGGCTCTTCCAAGCCGGGTAGAGAACGGCCCACCCCGACAGTCGGGTCAGCCGGAATAGAAACGATGGAAACCTCGTAGGGCTCCCACAGGGTGATGCGGTAAAACTTGGTATCGCCCTCGGTGCGCTCGAGCACGGCGTCTTGCGGGTCATAGCCAACCGAGATGTTTTGGCGGATGCCGTCGACAACGTCGGTCCAGATCTCGTCGGCGTGCTGCGCCTTGGAGAACCGCACCCGGGCGCGCAATTTGCGGTCATCGTCCAGCCAGGCAGACTCGACAACGCCGATTTGCCCCCAGCGGTCGTGCATATCCAGCAGCGGCGCGCCGGAGTTGAGGCGGTCGAGCAGGATCGACTCGGGCGAGTGGTCCAGCACCTCCATGCCGAACCAGCGGCGGACGGGGTACTCGCTGGAAACAGCTACCTCGACCGTGCGGGCCTCGACATCGAGGGTCGACAGGTCGACCTTCATAGACCGAAGCAATGGCTTGCCTTTCAGCTCGCGCAGGAAGGCGGGCGCCGCCTCATTCGTCGTCGGCGTCGTCTTTGTCGGTATCGACATTTTTGGGATCTTCCGTTTTGACCGGGCCAGAACCTGGCTCGTTGAACTTGAGGCCCAGCTCGCGTAGGCGCTCCTCCTCCTCGGCCATTTCGGCAAACACCTCGTCAGGGTCTCGCCCCGTCTGCCGGATGTAGTCGCCTCGGGTCTTGGTGCGGTTCGCAATCGACTCTGTCGCGGCTTTTGAATCCTTCGACGGGTCTACCCAATCCCACCCTCGAGGCGCCCAGGACAGCTCGCCATATAGGTGGAAATTGCGCGGCGGGAGGTTGATAACGCCCTTGAGTAGGGCCATGTCGAGCCAGCAGTCGCCGGCCATCTCGAGCAGCTCGGTGATAAGCAACTGCTGCACGTCGCGATAGAAATCGCGGTCGTCTTGCTCGCCGGAGCGCATGGACGAAAAGCTCACGCCCTCGAGGTCATGCGCGAGCTTGTTGTAATTGGGCCCGAAGCCCGCAGCGACGCCCCGCAGTCCCGCCTTGATGAAAGGCGCGAAATTCGTCGCGGGGTGCGTGTTGTTGTAGGGCTTCCACGTAACGCCGTAGGGGAGCAGCTTGCTACTACCCGCCTCGACTACTTCGTCGATCTCGCCCGGGTCTTCGCCCTCCTCGGGCTCCTCGATGAATTCGGCGTTTTGCTCGTAGACGCCGGTGATCTTGGCGCCACGCTCAGCCGCCACCATTTCCGAGTTGCGGTATTCGCCCAGGTGATGCAGATCGAGCGCCGAGGCGTGCGTCCATGTGAACCCTCGAGACTGGTGCGGCCGCCACGGGTCGAAGCTATGCCGGCACTCGCTGACAGGGATTCGCTCGTATTTTTCCTCGGCCGGCACCTGATAGGTATCGCCCGGGTGCGCCTTGAGCAGCCAATAAGCGACAGGCGCCTCCCAGGCATCGCGCTCCACGCCCATGCGGATGCGGTTGCCGTTGCTCAACTCTTGGTTGAGCGTCACGTCCAGGCGATCAACCTCGAGGATTTGCAGCGCGAAGCCCCAGCGATTCGGGTAGTTGCGCACAATCCGCACCATCACCTCACCATCCCGGGCCAGCGTCTCCAGCCACAAGCGCTGGAACTGCCAGAACGAATAGGTGCGGGTCACATCGCAGTTGCCGCGCTTGCACCACTTCCACCACTCCAGCTCGATCAGCTTGCGCGTGACTCGATCCGGCTTGCCGTCAGCGGCAACCGCCTTCGACATCAGTTGCACGCCCTGGGAGCCGACAACGTTCTGCTTGAGCAGGCGATAGAACCGCTTTGCATAGCCGTTGTTGATCGACTGCTCGCGAGCCCGGGCCAGCAGCGCCAAGTGGTCCGCGTAAATCTGCTGATTGGCGTCCCCGTAGGCCGTCCGCTTCGTCCAGCTCGAGGTTAGGCGCGTATGCCTGGCCATCTGGAACGAACGCTCGCGAGAGGCACTCGCCGCCGGCGCGATGCCGAGGCTCGGCTCTTGGCGGGCCGCCCGCTCCGGCCTGACCCGCCAGCGCAGCAGGTTGCTAAACATGCCCATGGGCTACATCCTCGAGGCGATGAAACGCCCGAAAGGCGAGCCCTTGCGCTTTGCGCTGGCCACCTCACGGCGGTAGCGCGTTCGCAAAGCCTCGAGGCGCTCGATAGGGATTCGATCAAGGCGCATGCCATCGATCTCGTAGCTCTGCTGATCCTTCGGGATTCGCTTTTCGAGCGCCGCCTCGATCAGATCAAGCATCCGGCGGGCGTGGCTTCGACCATCGAACTCGGTAGCCTGCTGCAGATCCGGCAGCACCGTCAGAGAGCCGCTGGCCAGGGTCAAACGTTCATCGCCGCGCTCGGCGTAGCAGGCCCAGCGATAGACCCCGGCCGGCAGGTCACGGGTGGCACTTGCCCCCACCGTGAACAGGTACGGTTCGCCGTCGGTGCTGGCCACATCAAGCGAGCCAGGCCCGCGCAACGAATATTTCAGCGACCAGCCGGCCGACGATGGATAGGTGCGCGCATCCCGCGCCCAGGTGACAGAGTCACCAGCGTGCAGTTGGGTGGGTTCCATGGTTACTTCCGATTGATCTTGAAGCGGCCCCGGCGGGCCGGCTTAGCCGCAGGGGGCGGCGGGGTCGTGGGTTGCGGCTCGTGTGGCTCGAGGTCAGCCGTTTCTGGCTCCTCCTCCACCTCGAAGGCCTGGCCCGCATGCTTGCGGATGGCCTCCTTTAGCTGCGCCTTGGTCAGGATTCCAGTTTTACGGCGGTGCAGCTTTTCGCGCAGCGCCAGGATGTATTGCATGCCCTCGCAGTCGAGATAGTGGTTTTCCCCCACCTTCACGAAAGCACCAGTCTCCTCGCGCCACTCCTCGCCTACGATTTGCTTGCAGTAGTCGTCGCTTACCTGCTGGTGCAACAGCCACCAGCCCGGGCGGTTATCCGGCACGCCAAAGCGGCTATGCACCCAGCGCTTTGCGAGGGTCGCATCGAAGGCCCAGCGGCTGTCGCCGCGCTTGCGCACCTTGCCGTGCTTGTTCTGCTCGACGTTCTCCTTTCGGAATGGCATCGGCAACGTTTCACGGCCCCGCATAGCCAGCGCTCGGCCGGGGTGCTGGTGAATGAACGTGTAAACGGCATCGTCTCGGTAGCCGATGTCGATACCCATACGCGTAATCTGGTAGCCGTCGAAATCACGGTCCAGCAATTCGCCCAGGTCATCCCACACCTGCGCCTGCTCCGTATCCCCCCACAGAGCCCCATGCTCCAAGAGCGTAGAGCCCATGGCCGGATACCAGGCACGCACCACGTAGTAAAGGCAGCGCTTCTGCACGTCCACCGTGCAGAAGATCCGCGCCGGAGGCAGCAATACCCTGCCCTCGGGGTAACCGTATCGGGCACCCTTCACGACCTCCCAGGTAGGAACATCGCCGGACTCGGCATAGCACTCGCCGAACCCAGTGTTATAGACGCCCTGCAGCGTGGCGGTATCGCCGCTGCGCATCGCGCTAAGCAGCTTTTTGGCAAGGAAGCCATACGACTTTTTCGCCGCGAAGCTGCACAAGCCAGAGATCCAGATTGAGTAGTGGGTGAATCCCTCAGTGTCAGCCGTACCGGACAGCTCAGGCTGACCATCCGGGCCAGTCTTCAAGCTCTCCCCCGGGGCAACGGCCCGGCCGCGCTTATTCATCCAGGGGCGCCACTTGTCCTCGATCATGCACCCGCTGCCAGGGCAGCTCAGGCGGGCGTGCTGCTCGGCCTCGTCCGGGGTGCACTCCTCGGCTTCGTCCTTTCCCGGCCACCAGAGCAAGCCGCTCCAGGGGATGAAATATTTGCCGCAGTGGGGGCACGGGACCGCCCACTCGTGACGGGTACCCGACTGCCAGAGGCGCCAGATCTTCGAGCTGATCGCCTCCGGCTTCGCCACTTCCCAGTGCGCCAGGCCCGAGCGCGCATCGACGCTCTTGGATACCTTCCCGCGCAACGGCGTCGCGGTATAGCCGATCTTTGAATCGACGTAGGCATCGCCTCGAGCCTCGATAATCTCGAGGGTGTCACCTTCCCGGGTATTGACGATCCGGTCTACTTCGTCGACCAGCACCAGGCCCGCCGAGTCCGCGGCCAATTCGGTCGGCGAGCCCGCCCAGGCAAACCGCAGCTTTGCCGCACCGATCCACTTCACGAAAGTCGATGAGGCCGCCTCACGATATTTGCCGAGGAGCGACTCGCAGCCGCGAATCATGTCCATAAACTTCGGTACGACCGTGCTTTTCAGCAACGGCGCGGTCGGCGCGACATACATGATCGGCGTGGGGTCTTCGTCCAGGCGGTGACCGCAGACGTTTTCCATCGTGACCGATTTGCCCATCTGCGTTCCCATGACAAACGTCACGCGGGAAAAGCAAGGTTGCGCAAACGCCCAGGCAACCGGGCGCATGTAAGGGTTTGCATCGGGGTTGAACGGGCCGGGGATTGGAGCTGTTTCGGGCATGACTCGCTTATCGCGAGCCCACTCGTCAGCCGTCCTCCTCGGCGGCGCTTCCACCATCGTCGACAGCGTCGAGATTGAGAGAGCCAACCTGAGCAACGAGCTCCCGTGATCGACGTTCGAGGCGGTCGGCAGTAGCTGCTCGGATACGCCGCATCTCATCAAAAAGTCGCGCTCTGATTTCGGCAGGGTCATCGATTACCGCCAAATCACTCGCGAGCCGACTAGCGACAGCGTCGAGCTGCGTCGCAAACACCGCCGCGATGGTACTTAGGAAAAAGACAACGCCGTCGACCGGCACCAGGCGGTGGCGGGCGGCGTCGATCTCGATTTGCAGTTTTTCGCGGCGAGCGCGCTTGAGCAGACGGTCCTCTGACTTGGAGCCGCCACCGGCGCCGTCCTCGTCATCGTCATCGCCTACCACGCTGCGAAGGGCCTGGGCGATCATCCAGTCGATAGCCTGCTGACTGTCGATTTGCAGGGGGTTGCCCTTGCCGCCACCACCCGCCACGGGCAGCCCGTCATCGATCAGCTTGCTGACCCAGCGCTCAGATTTTCCGATCAGGTCGGCCAGTTCTTTCCGGCTGATTGTCTTGCCCATGGAGAAAGGACCTTGACGGTTAAACGCATAAACGTAAAAACGCATTTAGTCCTTTGCGTTTTTACGTTTTTGCGCTTTTGCGGGAATACGCAAAGCCGCGCCGCGCCTGGCCTCACGGTCAGGTGGGTCGCTGGGCGGCGGGCTTCAGGTATTGAAGAAAGGACCCGAAAAAATCACTCAGATCCGTGCGAGCGCGGCGGTGTTTCGCCCCGTGAGAGGCCCACCCCCGGGGGAGGACCCAAAAGGATGCGATGCACCATTTCGGTGCGAGACGACAACGGGCAGGCCGCTTTCGTCCTCCAGCACACCCCGCGCCATCGCCTCGAGAAGGCTTTCATGCTCCTCGGGCTGCACGTCGTCAAAGAACACGACGTGTACCACCTGCGCCTGACTCAATCAGATGCCCCCGCATTCATTGAGGCAGGCGCAGGGCGGAACTCGGCAATGCGATCAGCCAGCGCCCTCGAGTAACGCATCATGGCGCTGGACTGCTCTTTCAACAGTTTTGCCTGATTGCCTGGCAGGGCTTCGGCGGCCTTGGTGCCGAGGAACTTGCAGAGCTTCCCGATCTTGTCGTCGAGCTCTGCCAGTTCCTGAATTACCCGAACCTCGTGCGGCGCATAGCCCGCCAGATCCGGCGCAACCAAATCAGCCGGCTTGAGAATGGCCCGGATCTGCTGCAGCGCAGCGGTTGCCGTGCCTTGACGGACCTCGTACAGCGCCTGGGCCAGGCGATAACCCTCGTTGTGCCAGATGGCATCGCGAGCCAGGTCGCGGGCCTTGCTGATTGCACGCTCGATGCCCAGGGCGACATTGAAGTTCGCCGGATCAGCGCAGCCCGCTTGACCGGTGGCCAAAACGAACCCGCTCGGCAGAATTGCGACGGCCTGCGTTACAGTAGTGCCCTTGATCACGCGGGCCTCATAGGTCACGGTGGCGAGGATCTCCTCGACCATGGCCAACGTCACTCGCGGGCCAGGCAGCCCCAGGCTGCCGACAATCGCGTCGAATTGCTGATCGGTGTTATTCACTGGTGGCGCTCCCCGGCTTCGCGTTGATGGTGTTTTGAGTGTCACGCACCCATTTCTGCAGGCTCATCAGTTGGTTACGGACGGCGTTGCAGGTTGTGTAGTTGTCGACGACGACGGCAGTGACTGCAGAGAGCGCAATTCCGCTGCCGGCTGCATCAGCAGCTCCGGCGGGTCCGGGAAGGACGCTTGCGGCGGCGGCGTCGTGCAGCCGTACAAAGCCGCGAGGAACAGCACAGGCAGCATCAGCTTGAGCCGAGACATAGACGGGAACCTCTTTGGTGATGGTTGCGCCGGTCTTGTAGATCACCCGGTCGCGGTCAACGTATTGCGTGACTACAACGTCGCGCACGGTGCCGGTGGCCTGGCCCTGCTCGAAAGCCTTCGACAGGCGCGCATTGTCGACCTCGAGCGCCTTCTGCTTCGCGCTGGCGCCGCCGAAATGGAAGCCAGCAGAAAACACGAGAATCAGGCCGAGGATGCACAGGCCAGGGATGCCAAACTTTGCGGAACTCATTCGATGCCCTCGAGGCATAGATCGCGCTGCAGCATTCGCCGCTTCACGATCCCGAAACAGTGATTTGCCAGGTCGCGGCAGTCGCGCCCAGCAACGAACACCCAGCGCATGAACGCCTGCGCGGCCGCCTTGTAATGGCCCGCCTTTGCCTCAGAGATCATCGTCGAGCGCGCTACGGCCGATTGACCGGCGTTAAAGGCCATGTCGGCCAGCGAGACCTTGCACAGCAGCGGCGCCTTGGGGACCGTGGACAGCACCCAGTCGACGACCGAGATCAGATCGCCGTGCAGGTAGGCCGCGCACTGCTCCGGCGTCGCTACGTCACCCTTGCGGATGCCGCCTGTATGGCCGGTGCAGATCGTGTAGACGCCGCCGGTATCGGGGTACGCCTTGAGGTGCGTTCCCTCGAGCTCCGGCGTCATGACCATCAGCGCAGCGATAATGGCGGCCCGCTCGACCGGCACCGGCAGGCCGGTCTCGTTGACGGTAAAGCCAGCGGCGGCGAGCGTGAACGTTGCGGCAGCGACAATGCGCTGCAGCAGCGTCAAGGCGCACTCCCCTCAGCCGCTTTGCGCTCGCTGCGAACAAGCCTTACCAGCGGGATCAGCCAGCGGCGCACAACGAGGTCAACGAGCAGCCCCATGGCGTACAGACAGCCAAACAGCAACGTCCATTGCTGCAGCGTCAGCCCGTAGACAATGAGCGTCCCAGCAAACGGCGCAGCCTTGGCCGCCTCGACCTTTGCGATTTCGGCCAAGGTGGCCATAGGGCTTGCATCCATTCGGCGCACTCCAGAAACGACAAAGCCCCGCACAGTGGCGAGGCTCAGAGATGGTTGCCGGACACGTCCGGCGGCGGTGGCGCTACGCGCCCTGTCGTCCAGAAACGCAAAAGCCCGCAACGAGGCGGGCTTATTGGGTTTTGTGACAGCGTGGATATAATGGCTTTTTATTCTAACTTTTGCAAGCTTTTTGAATTTAAAAGTTAAATTTGATCATTTTTTAGCCATTAAAAACCTTTCGGCGCTGGCAGCGTCTCACGCTTCCTAGCCCACTCCTCGACGGAGACCTTTGCAGGTGCACGGCGGTTCCACAGCTCAGCCACATCGTTTATTGCATCTGCCTCCGACTCGCTGCAGAACTCAGGACTAACGTCGACCTGGCACTCCTCGCAAACCACAGAGGCCACCCAAGTGCGCGCATCAGGCTGATCGACATTCTCAATCGAAACATTGGCAGAGCCGCAGAACGGGCAATGCTTCAGCGAAACACCCATAACCATCCTTATGCGTTTTTGCGTAAAGACGCTTTTGCGCCTTTACGTTATCGTGAATTTTAGGCCGCCTGCTCTACGCTCACAGCCAGCCGGAAGCCCAGCACCGCGAGCGCTCGCTCGAGCTGATCGGCCTTCGAGTGGTGCAAGAAGTCAAACAGGCGATCAACCTGAGGGCGAGCTACGCCCATGCGGCGAGCCAGCTCCGACTTGCTCAGCCCCGAAGCCACAAAGGCGTTCCAGGCGACCACCTTCATCACTACCAGCACCGGCAGATTGATAACCAACTGGCCGGCCGCTGGCGCGCTTGCCGCAGGGATTGCGACGCCTTCCTCGACATGGAAAGAAAACACCGTCTGCAGGCCTTCGCTCAGCGACTCGAGGGCCGCGTCCATGTCGTCACCTTCGCCAGAGGTGCGGGGTACATCGGGGCATTCGAGCCAGAGGCCATCGGGGTCGTCGTGTATCTGGACTGGGTACTGGTACATGGTGCGCCTCACATCTGTTTAGGGGGTGGGCCTCGTCCTTGAGGCCCGGTAGTTCAGGGGGTAGAGCCTCAGTCCTTGAGGCCCAAATCCCGCAATATTCGCCTTCTTGTCCCTTCGGGCATCTCCTTGCCCTTGTGGTAAGCGAATGTGCTTTTGAGTCCGTTGTAATAGAGGCGGAAATGACTTGTTCCATTCCCGGGCTTCATTACAACGCCCTGACTCAAGAGCCACCGCCGAAACTCACTGCATCCCATCTTGTTTCCTCAGTATCGTTTCGACGTGGTCATTATGCAACAGCTGTGTTGCATGTGCAACAGATGTGATGCACTTATTTGCGTAATTACGCTTTTACGTTTTTACGCCTATCGCGCTGGGATGCTGATGGTCGTGCCAGGCGGGAAGCGATCCCACAGTTTCGTGCCCGGGTGCGCACCCCAATTGATGTCGCTGATCTCTGACCACCGACGCGGATCGCCGAGCTCTCGATGCGCGATCCCCTCCAGGGTTTCCCCGGGCATGGTCACGTAATCGACACGGCCGCAGCCGTATAGCGTTGGCCAGGCCATAGGGCTGACCGTTGCGACCTGCCAGCCCTTGAGGTAGCTAAGCAAAATGCGGCGCTCGTCAAGCGCCCACATCAGCAACTTTGCGCGCTCCCGACCAACCCCGAAGCGACGCATTATCGCTGTCATACCAACGCACGAGCGGGCCGCAGCAAAGCGCGTCACCTCCTCTATCAACGGGTCATGCACCCAACTGGGAATCCCGAAATAACGGGCATCAATCGACTTTTTGAAAATCACCAAAACCATCCTTTCGTATGCGCCATATTGGCTTTTTTATGCAGTAACAGCCTTTTGCATGCGCCACAGCCCCATCTATATTCAGATTGGGGCGAGGTGTTGCCGGATGAATTCTCCCCATAGGCCGGCATTCACGCAGAACGGACGGGGTTGCCTCTATCGCGCTTAAAGGTGCGCGAATAGCGAGAACGGACAGACACGGCCTCGCCCTCCAACTCCAACAAAAGGCGTTTTTACGTCTTTGCGCTTTTACGTTTTTACGGTTCGCGTCCAGCCAGCGACCGCGCCCTCAAGGGTGGCGTAGCCGTGATCAGCAAAGCCGCAGGCCTGGCAAGCGGAACCCCAAGCGCCACCGGCCTGAAAGAACCGTGGCCGGTCGGGCTTGCGACAGTTGTGCAGGGGGAGGGTGTCGTCATTCACGATGGCCCAGGTAGCCCGGGCGCGGGCTTCGCTGGCGCTGGCATCGCCTCGAGTCTTGCACTCGAGGCACGCCATCATGACGCGGCCAGTGGCTGGATCGCGGCGCAGAGAGGGCTCAGCGCCGCAGCGGATGCAGGTCACCAGTCGGTACTGCTAGAGCTGCTCGATGAGCCGCTGCTGCTCGAACAACTGCTCCCGTAGTCGCTCGAGCTGCTGCTGTAGTCGCTCATACTTCCCGAGCGACAACTGCTCGAGCTGCTGTCGTGGCTTGCAGCACCGGCAGGGGGCGATTCGTACCCGCCATAGAAAATGGCATTCGCTGGTGAGTCTGGGCAGTAGCTCGATGCACTCGCAGAGCGTGAGGCAGGTGCCGAGCCCGAGGCAGTCGTCATCGACGAGGACCTCGACGACGTGCTCCGGGGCCATGGCCGCGACGGCTCGACCCCGCCCGGCTTTCCCAGGGGCTTTGCTTCCTGCTTCTTGAGACCACACAAACGACGGATAAAACCGAACATCATCTCTCCTTGGGGACTAGACGCCCCGGTCTACAATCACAAACTCGAAGTCACTCAGGGCGCGAGCCAGGGCGGTCAATGCTTCGCGGTCGAGCTGCTTGAGCTGCTCCGCGTAGAGCTTCCAACGCGGCGCCCAGTGCACGTCGTAGTTGCCACGGGCAACGCCCAACAACTGCATAATCTTGTCGCTGCCGTGAATCTCACGCCCGCTATTCATCCGCGCTTTCCCGGCCTGCACGGCCAAGTGCGCCAGACTGCGAACGCGCTGCAGGGTCTTCGCCTGGATCTTGCCGAGGATCGGCTGCACACGAGCCCACAGGGCCACCACGGCGCCTTGCTCGTCTTCCCATACCAGCGAATCGCCGTAGGCGTAGCGCAGCCAATGGCCATGCTCAGGGGCCAGGGTGGCGATGATCTTGATTACGTGGGCGTCCTGATAGGCGAACGGACCGAGGAGAACTGCGCCTTTTTTCTTGGGGCGGGTCTCGCTGGCGACGACGCGGGTCGTGCCCCGGGCCAGGCTGGCCACGTAGTCAGCCGGCAGGCGGCCGGCCGGGCCGCCTTCGGTGATGCATTCCCCCAGCTCCTCGACGAGGCGGCGTGGGAATGCATCCCGGGTTGTCTCCGTGGTGTACTGCGCCACGCCAGCCTGATCGCGGTCCTCGGGGAACTGCGCGCCCAGGTACGACACGATCACCAAATCGCGCATGGTGCCGAGCACCTGGGCGTCGATGGCACAGCGAACGGGGCGAGGCGGGCGGGCCACTGGGGCAGGCTGGGCAGGTTCGTCTACCAGCACAAACGCCGGGGCGCCTGGCGCAGGCTTTGCGGCGTCGCCAGTCCAGCCGAGGGTTAGAACCTCATGCGCGGCCATGCAGCACCCCCTTGCGCTCGTGCCGCGCCTGGCAGGGCACGCAACGGGTAGCGGCTGGCGCTGCAGCACGGCGAACCGCCGGAATCAGCGCGCCGCAGGCGGTACAGTCGTCGTTCAGCGTGGCCAGGATACTCTGCGCCAGGCGCTGGCTTGTGAAGTCGTCGGCAGCCTTTAGCTGCACGTCGGTGATGAAATCGCAGGCGTCAGGCATGGGGCTGTGTTCCTAGTCGCAGGTGGCGGGCCATGTTGATGACCCACTCGGCGGCGCTGACTTCGTTCAATGCTGCAAACTCTGCATCAATACGGGTGCGTACCCGCACCCTGTAAATGACTGTGCGGCCCAGGTATCGCAACTCGGACCGAATGTAGGGGGCGGCAACCTCAGGCTGCTCACGCTGCTCATTGACGATTACCACGACGGCCCTGGGCGAGACCTTGAAGACCTTCATCCAATCAGCCATGCCACACCTCGGGCAGCGGGTTATGGTCAGTCAGGGCAGCGAAAGCGACCGGGTCACGGGTCATCAGCTCGTGAGCGCGGTGCAACAAGTTGACGACGACCTCAATTTCCTCGGCGCCGGTGGCCTGCAGGATCGCCTCGAGGCGCTCGGAGGTGCCCTTGTAGATCTCGCCCTTGAACTCGCGCATGCCGAGCTCTCTTTCTCGCTCAGCCTTGCGCTCGGCAGCTCTCTGCTGGCGCTCGCGATCCTGGGCGCGAATCAGAGGCGTTCGCTCCGGGCGCTTGCGCTTGGCCTTCGCTGGCGCGCTCATTTGGCACCAACGACGACAAAGGCACGGCCGACAGGCAGATCAAAACCGCAACCAGCGGCCACGGCTTTGATTTCGGAGATGATGGCGCCAACCGCCTCAAGACCCTTTTCAACCATATCGGCGGCATGAGCATGATCGTCACGGTCGTAGCGGCCATCCTCGGCAGCGGGCGCGGACGCCTGGAAAAACTCGGCAACCTCGATCATCACCTCGGCAATGCGCGCCTTCGAGGAGTGCACGCCGTTGACGTGGCGCAGGTCGGGGCGAACCACGGGAATCATCCCGGCGAACAACTGCAGGTCTTTCAGCGCTTCAGAACGGAACGGTTCCGCCATGGCGTTGATCCAAGACCACTTCCACTCGAGCGGGAACGGCAGAGCACCATTGAAAATGCGGTCAACACGCTGGCGCCAGGCCTTGCGGGCCTTGATGAAAGACTCGCCATCTTGCGGCCCTACAAGGCCCTCGACGTGGCCATCAGCCTCAAGAACCGGCGCCAGCAGGTCATGAGCGAAACGCTCCATGGACCACTCGGAATTCTGGAACCACTGCGCGGTGTGCGCGAGGATGATGTCTTTTTCGGATTTAGCTGCCATAACAGATGTTCTTCTCTGAATGCGGGGAATGTAGAGATGTCTACATTCTCCGGATACAGAGAAAAAATTGCAAGACAATCACTGTATAGAGAGTGGATGCGTACCGCATCCAGAGAGGACAATAGGAACAAGGAGGGCCAAGTCCATATGAGAAAGCCAATCACTATCGGCGCCGCCATCAAACGCCGCCGGCAAGCTCTCGACTGGACGCTACAACGCCTATGCGATGAAACGCATTCGGCGCTGTACACCGGTTACCTGAGCGACGTTGAAAAAGAGAAATCGACCCCCTCAGTAGACAAGGCGCACGCCATCGCGGTCGCCCTGGGCACGACCGTCGACAAACTGATCGAGGAAAGCGTCAACGGCGGCCAGCCGCTGGCGCCGAGCGAGAATGCAACCCGGGCGCCAATCGTGCCCTGGGAGATGGCCACCGAGTGGGCGGAAAACCCCGATATCTCGAGGCTTCCAGGCGGTACGCCGTGGGAGGTTCCCCTCGACCACAAGGTCGCGGGTGGCTTCTTCCTGCGCCTGACTGACGAGTCCATGCACGCGCCAGCCGGGCCAGCGTTCCCCAGCGGCTCGCTGATCTTCGTGGACCCAAAACTCGAGGCCCAGGTTAACGATTTTGTCGTCGGGTACGACGCTGATCCGAAGACCCCAACCTTCAAGAAACTTGTAAAGAATGGATCGCAAAGCTACCTGCAGGCTCTCAATCCGCAATTCCCAGTGCACCAAATCGATGGCAATTTCCGCGTGATTGGGGTAGTCATAGGGATGGCAATGAGGGTCTCTCGAGGCCTCATTCGATAAACAGAGAGAATGGTTTCACTGAATACAGAGAAAGGGATAGACTAGCGGCTACCCGCTAGCTTTTTTTTACTTTCGCGCAGACGCAAAAAAGCCGGAGCTACCAACCCCGGCTTTTGTGCTTGGCTCCCCTCAGGGAACCCTATCCAACCTGATGTATCGTGAGGTCTGTTTTAGCGGGCAGACATCAACGACAGGCGGACGACGCATAAACTACGTCGCCAGTTTAGGTCTATCGAGGGTGTAGTCAAGCGTATGCGTTTTTGCGCTTTTGCGTTTTTACGCAAAGGGACTACATGACCGACGTAAACCACCAGAACGCGCTAATCGCGTTCTACCAAGAACGATTCCACTCCCGAGCGGAAAGCCTGCTCGACTACTGCCATACCGAAGTCGCCGCCGTTGCGGCCGACGTGGGCATCGATTGGGATTCAATCTCTAGTGCCGTGAGGCTCACGGCAGGCGATGGTGCGAAGGTAACCGGCAAGATCGGCGTTACCGACAAAAAGCACCGCAACAAGGTCATGGCCTGGGGCGCTCTGCGCAAGGTCACCCTCGGCACCGAGACCATCGAGCTGCCGTTCCTCACCTTCAACAACAACAGCGCATCCATCGGCTCGAGCACTTGGAGCGGCTGGGAAGCGCTGACCAACCTATTCCGCCTGCAGGGCGGCAAGGTGCCAACGGTCGACCAAACCAAATGGCGCCAGGCGCAGGAAACCAAGGCGGCCGAGCGGGCACGACGCCAAGAGGAGTCGGAACAGCGTGAGCGTGAGGATCACGCCCGCAAGATTGCCGAACGCGACGCTTACGAAATGGCGTGGTTCAAGGGCGGCAAGCACGCATTCCAAATCCTTCGGGGCGACAAGCCGGCCACCGATACCGTCGAGGTCCTGGGCGACGAGGACGGCTCGGCACCGTACCTGCAGGCCAAACAGATCGGTCTAATCGCCAGCGCCCTGCGTATGCAGCGCATGCGGGACCGCTCCGGCGAATTCACCGCCGTTCCCCTGTACGACATTCATGGTAATTTCGGCGGCCTGCAGCGCCTGTACGCCGACAAGAAGCTCCAGGGCACCGGCGTCCAAATGGACGGCCTGCACGTCGTTATCGGCGACCTCGAGAACGCTGATCGCATCTACGCGGCCGAGGGTTTCGCTACCGGCGCCAGCATCTACCTGGCCGAGCTGGCCACAGAAAAACACGCTGCCGTGATTATCACGCTCAGCGTGGGCAACCTCGTCAAGGTGCTGGCGCAGTACAAGCGCCACCAGCCTAACCTGCGCATCATCAACGCGGCCGACGAGGACCAATGGAAAATCGCCGGCAACGCCGGCCGCCTGGCTGCCCTCGAGATCCATCGCGATCTTGAATACCTCGCCGTTCTCCCTGAATTCGCCGACATGACGGCCGAGCAGAAGGCCGAAGCCCGCCGCACCGGCAAAGGCCCTACCGACTGGAACGACTTCCATTGCCGCTACGGCCTGAAAGCCACGGCGAAAGCGCTCCGGTCCCGCGACAAGCTCAAGGCCGAGAAAGACTATTTCCTGTATTGCCTGCAGCGCGTCAGCGCCAGCAGCTCGAAAGACGAGGCCGCCGCCATGGCGGCCTGCAACGCCGGCATGATGCAAGCGCCGATCAAATACGGCACCGAGCAGGTGATCAATCTCGTCATGGGCGCGCTGCCGCCAGGCTTTTCCGGCAACGCCTTCAAGATCAAGCGCCGCGCCTTGTGGCTGGCAAAAATCAAGATCGCCGAGGCGAAGCAACTGCGCGGCTTTTCACCGTCCGCGCTGGCGCGGCCTGGCATCCGTCATATCAAGATTGAGGGCGTCCGCGCCAGCCACGGCGGCACGCTGATCCCTGGCCACGTCGCCGACCTTGTTGAATCGCTCGACGGCTGCATCATCGTTCGCTCGCCCATGGGCAGCGGCAAAACCGACAACCTGATCGGCCCGGTGATGCGCAACTCGGCCCGGGCCGGCTACCTGGCCCACCGCATCACCCTGATGGACGATGCCGCCAACCGCCTGAAGATCCGCCACTATCAGGACGTGATGGCCGTAGAGATGCGCGACATCAGCCACATGGCCTGCTGCGTCAACTCCATCACCAACAGCAAGTTTTACAGCACCGCGACCGACCGCAACTGGTTCACCACCCTTGAGACGCTTTGCATCGACGAGGCGAGCCAGGTGATCCGCCACGTCACCAGCGGCCCGGTAGATTCGCCGGTGCGCGTGATGGACACCATGCTCGAGGCGATGTCGAAGGCCAAGCGCGTTCTACTGTGCGACGCCGACGCGAACGACTCGGTTATCAGCCTGTGCGAGGAAGCCTGCCCAGGTAGCCCGATCACCATTATCGAGATTGAAGGCTGCATGGACCACGTAACGGTGCGCTTCGGCGATGCCGACGAGGTTTGGCAGAAGGCGCTCGAGCTGATCAACGCCGGCAATCGTGTCCTTGTGGCCAGCGACTCGGCAGAGAGCGCCAAAAAGCTCGCCGTCTTGGCCTTGGAGAAAAACCCCGAGCTGCGCCTGCTGCTGATTCACCGCGATTCCAAGGCCGACCCGGCCGTCGAGACGTTCCTCGCCAACCCGAGCGAGGATGCCGTCAACTATGACGTGCTGATCTACTCGCCCGCGATCAGCTCGGGCGTGTCCATGACCATCGAGCACTTCCAGCATCATATTGGCTTGTTCAGCGGAAACACCGTGGGGCCGAGCGACGCCGTGCAGATGCTGCGCCGTGACCGCACCGCCCGTAAGTACCTGATCGGCATCGGCCACAGCAACGTGCAGCGCGAGACCGACCGCGAAGCGATTTACCGCGGACTCGTCGCGGCTGATGAAATCTCGTGCGCCTTCGAGGAAACGTCCGACGAGATCCTGCTGCGCCGGCAGAAAACCTCTTTCGACGAGCTCTACCTGTCCTGCACCACCAACGAGAACCGGGCCAAGAACAATTTCGCCAACAACCTGCTGCTGATGCTCTACGCCGACAAATACCGCGTCGAGCGCATGGCCGGCGACGCGCTGATCGCGAAGCTGTCACGCGCCAACCGCAAGCGCGCCGGGCGCCTGGTCTTTGACCAACGCCTCACCCTGATCGACAGCGTCACCACGCCGACCGAGGAGGAGTATGCGCGGCTGCACCGCATGGAGATCCGCAGCGAGGCGGAATCGGCCCGCGTGGACCGCTACCAGATCGAGCACCAGCTCGGCGTTGAGGTCATCCGGGCGGATGATGTCGATTTCTACGACAACGGCGGTATCTCGAAGGTAGTCGCCTTGGAGCTGCTCCAGGCGCCTGAGGCGCAGGCCCTGGCCTTCGACAAGGCTCAGCGCAAGTCCAAGGTAACCCTAACCAAAACGCGCTTTAAAACGCCTGCCAGGGCCTTCCTGCTCGATACCTTCTCGACCCTGGGCGTTAACCCCATGACTGGCGAGGGCGAATTCTCCTCGGCGGCGTGCCGCCAGGTGCTCGCCAAGATCCTCGAGACCCAAGCCGCGACGGAGATGTACAACTCTTTGCGCCTGGGCACGCTGATCCGCAAGGGCGCCAAACGCTGCTGCGCGACGACGGTTGTTAAATCGATCCTGGCTCGCCTGGGGCTTGAGGTGAAAAAGCGCAAGTCTCGCGGCCAGCACCTGTACAGCATCAACCCCGAGCACTGGGCGTTCATTTCCGGCTATGTGGCCAACCGCGCCGCCAAAGGCGTGCACTCCCTGGCCACCCACGAGCACCCATGCCCACACGAGCCGCGCCTCGCAGTGGAGAACGCCGCCTCGGCCGTTATCATCGACTCGAGGGATACTTTGCAGAGTGGTGATATAGCACTAGATGAAAAGTATCCCTCGCTGCAGATCCGTGAACGCATCTACGCCGCAGCCCGCTCTGCCTTCGATCCCCTCGGTAATTCGCTGTCGAGGCTGGTCGAGCTGCTGACGCCGGAGGTGGCCCGTAGTTTCGCGAGCGAGCGCCCGGATAGCTTCATGATTCGGTATGTGCTGCAGCACGCGGACAAAGCGCTCGCGGCCGGTGGCCTGGACGCGACGGCATGACCGCTCGTCGGAAATAGAAACGCTGCAGGCCCCGTCGCAATTGAACAATCTGTATCGGTTGCGGCGGGGTAACTACCTGAAAACGTTACAAGCAGATTACACTGTACACGCATACAGGCATCAGAACGCCACTAGTCACAGGAGGGACTACACGAATGCACAAGCTGGCAAAAATCGAAGGGGCCGCGACGGTCCTTCGCAGAGTTGACGCGGTACTCGCCATGATGCTGCAGCTCGGCCCAGATGCCGACCTGTTTACGGTCATGGAGGCGAACGGTTTGGTTCGAGATGAGGTGGGTCGGGCGCTTTCTATCCTCGAGGACGAGGATCATGCAGAAAGCGCTCAATCAGAGGGAGAGATAGGCGAGCCGCAGGCAGGCTCACCTAGCGCAGCGCCAGCCCATGGAGGGGCAGCGGTAGTAAGTATTAGGCCTGCTCAGCGAGGGTAAAGGCCTCACGTAATGCCGTCATTCGATCAGCGTGCGTCACGCTCGCTATCACCACTCCGTTAACGCTGGCCACTGCAAGCCACTTACCATCGGCCGTATGGGTCGCTGCCATATGTGGTTTAGCCTTGGCCACCACGGCGGGGACCTCCGCAACAACCTTCGGCGCTGCTGCCGCCAAAGCTGGAACCCCCAGCGCCTCTGCTGCGATCTCGAGATACTCTTTGATATTGGGCCTGTAGCTGCCCACATGCAGGGAAATCGCACGCTGGTTGATCTTGGCGAGCGGGTCCGCCTCGACGGCAGATTTCACCCAGGCGTGGATTCTCTCGAGCCCTGCGCGGCCATGAATTTTCGGGTGGCCATCAAGCGATTTGAGGCCCTCGAGGCGGTTGGCAAAGCGGGCCACCGGAGTCGCTGACTCCTCGTTTTCATAGTGGATCTTGAATTGCTTATAGCTCTCTTGGGTCTCGAGATCTTCATGCCCGAGCATCTCGCGCCAGAAGACCTCGGCGCTCTTTTTCGCCCAGCGCGGGTCGCGCTGGAAATGGGTCTCGAACATGATCCGCGCCCAAATGGCGCGGGAGTCCTTGAAGACCCGATCCTGATCGTTGAAAACGCGTTTCGCCAGGGTGTTTAGCGTTTTTGCCGTGCGGCGGTTCACCTCGGTGGCGTCCATCTCTTGGAGCTGGGCGCAGCCAGGCAGGCCCCGCATGCGCTCCAGTGCGGCGAGCACCACATCGGCCGCAACAAGGGTGTAAATGCGATAGCTCGAGCCGTAGTCGACGCCCAGGCGCTGCTTGGCCTGGCCACTGAACTCGAGCTCGAACTCGCCGACCTTCTTGAACCGGCCTTGCGACAGCACCTCAAACGCTCGCCGCCCGGTGGCCATAGCGATCCCCAGGGCAAGATTGGAGTACGTATGGGAGGCCAGCAGCTCGGTAGCGGTCTGCACGTACCACTGATAGTTGATGTCGATCGTATTGACGGACTTGTGCTCGAGCACCTGGGCGGCGTGCTCGGCCATCTGGTCACGGGTGACCGCCGGCAGGTTTAGGTGGCGCATGATCTCGTGGTCGATCCGCATGGCCTTGGCTTCGACATAGGCCGCATTGTTGCCGTCGCGCTTGATGCGGTTCTTGAGGTCGCGAAAGGCCAGGCGCAGCGGCACGATGTCCTGAATCTGGCCCATCGCGAGCGCCTCCTCGGCGTACTCGGGGTGATGCTTGGCGAAGCGGCGGCAGGTCTCCTCGATCAGGTGATGCCGCCAGTTCTGCGCCTGCACGGTGTTGCGCAGCTTGGTCAGGTAACGGCGATAGCTCGAGGCTTTGAGCTTGTCCTCGGGCGCCCGCCGGCGGTCCTCGTAGAGTTTGGTTTTGATGCGCCCAGCCAGGCGAGCGATGCGCTTGGTCTTTTCGGCGCGGGCCAGGCCCTCATCACCATCGATCTTCTGCACCTCCTCGATCATGTATTTGATGATGTCGCCCAGGACAACCTTTTGGCGGGTCTGCCCCCCGTAATTGCCGTAACCCGCATCTGGATACTCAAGGGGCGTTTTTGCCGCCTCGACGCTCTTAGCCGGACCTGATTTAGCCATGTGGATTCCCTCCGAGTGCATACACAAATAACCCTAGCACCAATTATACACATGTCAACACATACACACAATACCCTCTCTCATTATTCATACATATTTAGCCCTCTCCCCATG